TGGGTAAAACTGGATCGTATTCGTAAAATTGAATATCCCCGTAGTGAATTTTGTCCAAACGACACCTTCGCCTGGAAGAGCCACCGTTAGAATACTTGCCCATACAGAATCATTCTGCGCGCCGGTGTTACTCTCAGATGCCCCAAACCAGCTTGCATACCAGTCTTCGACGCCGTCAGGTCGATATATCTCCCACTTGGCACCATCAAGAGACTGAGCGCGCGCGTTGTTTAGAACGGCTCCGGCAGATACCCTTTTGAGATATGACCCCTTATTATCGCCGGCGACGTTTCGGCCGAGGACCTTCAGGCCGCTCGTATCAGAGCTAATCGTAGTGTTGGCAATCTCGGCGAAGGTATTCAGGATACGGATTTTGCCGGCAATATCGTCAACATCATCCTTCAGGTCCGCAGTGGTCTGGTACAGTTCATCAAAGTTACTCTGCGTTTTTAGAAACGCGCTCCGCAAAGCGTCGCCTGTCCCATCATTGGGGGCGTCCCCAACGTTGATGATCTCCTTGGCCATGGCAATTCCTCATTACGGCGCGCGCAGACAAACATCCGGCAATTTTCATTGATGGGCGCTTATGCCAAGGCGGGATTAGTCAGATTTTCGGCGAAGATGGCGGAAGCTAAATCACGGAAATGTTGCTAAGCGAAATCAGTGAAATCTCATCGAAATCGATCGGCAGCGGCAGCGCTGCGGGGGTATCCCCCACTCTGCCACCAACAACCGCAGTCACCTCCACATTGGGATAGACGGTTGAGATAATCGTTCGAGCCATGTGCAATGTGATGTCTGTTCCGTTTGCTGGCCGGTTGTCGCCGCTCAGACCAGCATAGAGTGTTTGGGCAATCGCGGCATTAGCCGGAGGCGGGCAGCCGGCAGCATCATTGTGTTTGTCAACGGTCACATTCAAAAATATCGGGATCTGAGCGGGTCGCATGATGGAGATTGACCGGCAGAAACCTTCTATCTCAGTTGAAACAATGGTGTTCCCATAGGAGGAAATTCCAGGAACAATATATTGCCGAGCAACAAGCGCTATGGCGGAATCGTCTCCACCCAAGGCGACGACAGAAACACTGTGTCTTGCCAAGCCATTAGCATCTGTCGCGTTGGTATCGTTGCTATAAATCTTGGCCCATGTGACGCCTGATACATTTCGGACTTCACGATAAAAGTCCGCGTCTCGGGTGTTCGCTACCCCAGCGTTGGTGATCGCCTGTCGTAGTGCGGCGTCTTCTTCTCCATCAATGCGAGATATCAGCCTCAGCCGAGCTAGGATGTTGAGACGGACATCCTCGGCCTGGTCTGGGTCGTAGGACTGGTAGACATCCTCGTACATCTCCCAAACAGCCGATATTACTTCGGCGCGCAGACCGTTCAACTGCCCCATTGGCGATTGAGATGTCTGGATCAATCCAGAGCCAAAAACATCGATATTCGCCTGTTCCATTTCGGCAAGGATGACCGAAAGCGGCTTGCGCGAAAATCCCGTCGAGACGACGCCATAATCAGTCATAGCGATACCTCTTCGTCATAAACGGTATTGACGTCGACAGATTTGATCACGAGGCCGCGAGTTGCGAAATCAAACGACACCGAGAAGGACGTGATCTCAGTCACGCCATCTGTGTTTGATAGCTCTGCCTTCACGATGGCTTCAGCCAAGGCTGCGTCGTAATTGTGCCCCAAGACCTCATCCAGCCATGGGAGGCCAGCCGTCGTGTCCAGAAACCATTCCGTCTTGAAGGTGGATAGGCGTTGTCGCGCATGTTGCCCAACCGCCTCGGCATTGGAAACCGTGGACAGATTGCCGTCATCTGACAGAAATATATCATTCGTCCTCTGGTCTATGGCGAGGGAAAAATGACTCGTTGTCATAAAATCATGGCCCTTAATTTCCCGGAGATCACGTCAAGCTGATCGCCGATGTCCTCGTAATCCCCGGTGTGGATGAGAGCGGGCTCAGTAGCCAGGAGGTGAAAACCTCTTGCGCTCTGCTCCACATGGGTGGCGAGCAAGTCTAGCCATTCGCCCTCGGCGCCAGCGATCTGGAATTTCCCGTCCGGACTTCCCTTCAGCCCGAAAAGTCCATCAGCAGAAAACCGCAGATGAGTGTTGTCAGGATCAACGTTGTCGAGTGGTGAGGAGGCACTATCCCCGCCAGCGATCTTTGCCCGCATATCTGACAGGCTGAACGATCTTGCATCATAAGGTGCGCCGTCATCGTCAACGTCGTAGTTATCCATGCTGCGCATCATCGGAGCCAGCTCAACCCGCGTGCCGGGTTTGATCGGGAATGTAATCGCAGCGTCTGCCGTTCTTGGAAGATCGACAGGAACCTCAAGCAATTGCGGCATGTCCACCGGCTGGCCATTGTGCAGTGGTCGATAGAGCGGCTGAACCGTGGCCGTCTGGCTATCGTGATCATATGAGACGATCCGGCCCGGGATCGGCCCCCACTGCGCTTCTTGCTGAGCCTGAGCCTGCCGATCGGTGATATCGCGGGGATCGTTCGTGGTTTTTCCGAGATAGCCAGCCATCAGCCATTGACCCCCTGATCTACCTTGCCGCCCTTGATGCTTTCCGCCGTGATATCGACCTTGAAATCACCATCCCAATTACTTCCCGAGAATGTGACCTCGGAGACGCGATACATGCCGTCTTGGGCGTTCATCTCCAATGTCTGGCTTTTGAGCTGGACGCGCCGGTTTGGGCGAATTTCTGGATTGAGAAGAGCGGAAACACGAACGCCTGTATCTGTTATGGCGGGGGTATCGATCATCCCCGTTTCCGGCGTCAGCAGAACGACACCGCCGATGTAGCCATCTCCCGGAACGATCTCGAGCGCTTCATTCTGGATGCTCCAATAAAACTTATTGCTACGCCCGATCGTGTCGAGTTCCCGGCGGCATGAACCGCATGTCGCATAGGGACGTTTTGTTTTCTCGGGCATCTTGTCGGGGAATTTCCATTCGCCGCGGTCAATACCCTCTCGCTCCATCTGCTTGTAGATTTCTTCGATCACATCCTTCGTCGGCGTCCCCTTGGGAAACGACTTCGAGATGTTGGACCGCAGAAGAGCTTTTTGCCCATCACCGCATGAAATCGTGGTGATGATATCCGGCCCCTCTCGGCGGTGCTCGACGTCGCGGACATCGCCCTTGAAGATGATCCCGACATTGCCAGGACTATTGGGCGGCATATAGCCGGCCTTCAGGGTGATCTTGTCGAATTCCTTGCCCATCGAATTTCGATGGCTTTCATTCAGGTTCCAGATTGAAATCTTGGCCGTATTTGACTTCGAGCTGATACCCTTGGTGATCGAAAACTCTATCTTGATCTCATGTGCGGCGACGGCGCCGGGGTTGATAATCAGCCCGCCGGCGAATTCGGCCGAAATTTTACGAAGGTACTGCAGCATCTATTTCGTCCTGAGATGCCTGGAATATTCTGACTTCTCCCGCCGGCAGCGCGCTACGATCAGGAACCGACCCCTGTTTTATGGGAGCGGCAAAGATGACGCCGATGCCAAGGTTAAAGGCAGCCAATAGATCAGCGCCTATAACCACTCTCCGGCCATGCAGGACGGGCAGGTCATCAAGGGATAGGTCAAAGCTCCATCGATCCGTTGTCACGTTGTAGCGAAGTCGCAGAGTGACCCGCCGGCCGTTGATAACGGTGCCAAATTGCTGGTCAGCATAGTCGAGGACTGAAAACGTGATCATTATCCACCCACCAGCGTCGATAGAACGGACTTGTTTGCCGGCACGGTAGAAACTCCAGCATCGCCGCGCTGGATCGTCCCTGTCGAGCGATCGGCGGCATATCCAGCCTTGGACCGTTCAGCAGACGGAGCTGCAGCCCGCGTGCTCTTGGTGCCGCCTGGCTTGCCGCGCTCGCCTGTCGAATCTCCGTCTGGGTCCGCAGCATATGCAGTCCCGACGATGACGATCTCCTGAAGATCCACCTTGGCGCGCAATACCGTCGAGAAGGTTGCGTCACGTTCTGGGTCGATGCGCTTGATCAGCATGTTCGGGAAAACGGATAGACCCGTGACCAGCGTGAACGGTTCTCTCGTCTCCTGAAAAGCCACCAACGCGCTGTAAGCAGCGGCTGCATTTTCAGCAGCAATATCAAGCGTTATTTTTTTCGGCAGAATGACCGCATGGTCCGTAATCTTGGCGCCGGTTTCTACCGCAACTTCAGTGATCAGCAATTCCGCAGATGGCTTTTCCGAAATAAAGCAATCGATCGGAACTGGACCGATCAGTCGAGAAAAGGCGATAACAGACATCAGAATGCATCATCCTTTTCAAACCGAGAGGCGCGAGGAACGGCGCTTGCCGCACTGTTCCCGACAGCGTTGCCAACAGCAGCGCCGACCGCCGGCGAGACGTTCTGCACGCCCTGCACCGTGACTCCGCCGACCTGAACCGTGACGCTCTGGTTTCGGTTGTCCTGCTTGTTGTCGTTGACAACTGCGTTGGTCGGAGCACCGTCACGCATCTTCAGCGCATTACCCTCGGCGTTCTCCATCATGGTTTTCCAATCAAGAGCGCCTTGCGTCATGCTGTTTTCGAGGTTTGCAGGTCGCGGCTGGTCGACCACGGCAGCGCCGCGCATATTCAGCGCCGGCCCATACCGCTTCACAACTGGCTGACCGTTCGCATCAACGATGGCATTGCCATTGGCGTCTCTTGCTATGTCGGCGCCTACTGGCTCAACGTAACCAGGCCGCGCGCGCGGGTTGTCCGTTGCTTTCGTGGCCTCGATCTTGGCATCTGCTTCGGATTTGAGCTTGTCGAAATATTCAAATCCTGCCTTTGCCAAGGCAAACGCCCCGGCGAAGGCCAGCAGAGAGGCCGTGAGAGGGTTAAGGGCTGCGGTCATCAACCCGATGGAGCTAGCTGCCGCCGCCAGACCGACAGCCCCAGCAAGCGTTGCGAAGATTGCTCCAAGCGTTCCAGCATCAATACCGGCAAGCTTGGCGAGGGCATCCGCAAACTCTCCGATGATAGATTTTCCACCCTCCATCCATGTCAGGATATCCTCGAGGATAGCCAGACCGGTAAGGAATGGGAATTTGACCGCTGCTATAAGCCCGAGACCGATGGCGATGGCCTTGAAGGTGTCCGGGTTTATGCTGATCCAGCTTGTCAGGAACTGGAAATGACGGCGCAGACGATCAAGGCCATAAATTACCCCATCGACAGCCTTGGTCAGGCCGTTGCCGATCGCCGTCGCCCACCGGTCAAGCGCGCCGCTGGCGTCAAGCCTGCCGATGTAATCCAGAACGTCAGCGAGCTTGGTTTTGATTGCGTCGAAGAAGCCAGACTTGCCGATCCGAAGCTGGAAGTTGGTCCAACTGTCGGCAAGGTTGGAAACCATGCCGTTCCAAGTTTTTGACTGCCGAATCATGGCGCCGTTGAAGCGGCCCCCGAGCTGGTCCAGGACGAACTTTCGGACATCTTCGGCGTTCTTCTTCACCGTCTTCGAAAGCTGCTTTCCGTTCTCGATCCAAGAGAAGGTGACCTGATCACCTTTCTGCTGGGTTGTGAGACCGAATTCCTTGAGGCGTTCGAACTGGAACGTCGTCGCGTCCGCCAGGGCTTCGACGGCCTGATTCAGCGGCTTGTTCATCGCCGAAGCCGCGTCACCGAGCGTGCGCAGCGTGTCATTCGCGATCGGGTCTATACCATAGGTCTTGAGTTTGACGAACGCGTCCGTGACGCCGGCAACCTCATAGGGTGTTGTCTGGGCAAACTTCGAAATCCACGCCATTGCATCATCAGCAGCTTTTGTGCTGCCGGTGATGGTTTCAAGCGATGAATGAAATCCCTCGAATTGGGCTGAGACCTTGACGATATCTCCTGGCAGACTGGATATGCTCTCAGTCAGCCGAGCGAACGCGCCAGCAGCAAGCGTTCCAACAAACGCGCCGGCGGCAACGCCAAGAACGCCAATCCCTTTGGCGGTATCATCGATCGAGCGCTTGAATCGCTTCAGTTCGCCCTCACCTCTAGTTTCATACCCAAGGATGGCGATCAGTTCGTCAACGATCATGGGTTGAAATCCTTAGTGATCATGGGCATTTTAGTTTTTACTCAAATCTGGAGACAAAAATGAAACGCGCCCTTCTGCTTCTCGCCATGATCACCACTGCGATCCCGGCTGCAGCTCAGGAATATGACCAATCCGCCGCGTTTGGGATGGCGCGGATCATCAGTCTAGCCGGTCGATGTGGGTACAGCATCGACCAGGACGCCATGATTGCATATCTGCGGAAGGCCGGACTGGATAATCCAGGCGCGTTCGGGTTTATTTCCATCAAGGTTTCGGTGGATTCTGGAACGGCCGAGAAGGCTTCTGATGCAGAATGCACCATTGTAAAAGGGACAGCTCAGTCCTTTGGTATCATCAAAAAATAATTGGCGCTCGGCTACGTTTCGGCTGACTTCTCCGACATCGCGGCCTTTAGATCCAGTGCCTCATGCGCGTCCATCACATCCACTAGGGTAACCCACGTCTTGAGATCGGACATGGTGTATACTGGTGGGTCTGACAGAATAGGACGCCATAACCAGAGATTGATGTTTGGCGCTATCTTGTCTACTTCACGCTCTGTGAGCCCTTTGCCGCCATCGCGCGGGCTCCATTCGCCAGGGCGGCGGAGAAAAAATCCCCAAACTGTTCCCGCAACACAAGGATAGCCAGCGGCAGGATATCGCCCTTGCGGCTGGAAAGATCACCGTCGAGGTCAACCTGATCGTATTGGCCGGATGGACGCTTGATCATGGCAATTTCCACGACATCCTTGACCAGAGTAGCAAAGTCAACTGGAGACATACCGGAGAAAACGTCGGTGATAGCTGCCAGCGCAGCGGCCTCGGCGGCCTCTTTTTCCTCAACGGAGGCGTCAGGCCGGCGAGATGCGAGGATAGCCGGAAGTTTTGCCGCAAGAGGCCCGGCGGCCCGCAGTAACCGTGCCTGTAGAATAAGCGCCTCAGAGGCGAGCAGCGGATCTACCTTATAGGTCTCCGAGCCGATCTTTTTTTCAGCCATTGGGGATCTCCGGGGTCCAGTCAGCGGTCCAGAGCGTCCATTCTCGGACATTGGCGTTCTTGCCCTTCTGGTCGACGGGACGCGTCATGATGAAGCACTTGTCGGCTGATCCGCCCTCACCAGAACCGCTATCCATGAACGAGAACGGGAAGGCTGCCGCAGCAGAACCAAGAGCTTTCTGACGCTTTTCCTTCTGCATCAGAAGCCTGTGGGTCGCGCTTGTGTGCATCAGCTTGACGCTGATCGTTGCCGACCTGTCAGCCGAGATGGAGAAGATGCCGGAACCGTCGGCACCGACAATACCCTGACCAGCATCAGCCCCCTGGGTGACGACAAGTGCGTCATCACCATCCCACGGGGATTGTACCTGCTGGCCATCGACCGTCGCGCTGACGTTGATGAACGAATATGCTGTGGTGGTAGCCATCTGTCAGTCTCCGATCAGAAGGTCATGATGTAGTTGATGGTCGTGTAATGCACGGCGCCGGCATAGCGGAACCGCACGGAGATCGCTGGGGCGATACGTGCTTTTCGCTGGCTTTCCGGAACGTCGAACACCGAAGGAACCGTGATCACAACGGCAGGGGCATAATCTCCGGTCGTTGGATCGAGGTCCTGAGCGATAAGACCGGCGCGCGTCGCAGATTGCATGACGGTGCGCGCTGCGCCGGCAAGCATCTGCATGCCCTGATCGGTGAACGGGATACGGGCATTGTTGAGCATGATACCCAATGCCTCTTCCTCGGTGCGCGCGACGATCCAGTCCGTGGTGTGGATTTCATCGAGAAAGACGTTGGCGGTAAGGGTTGAGCCTTCCACCATGAAGTTCCGTCCGCCGATGTCGATATAGGTATTGGCCATGTGGCCAACAGTCTCGGATTGACCAACGCCGGGCGTAAAGCCGGTGATTGCCGTAATGGCGGCATAGCCGAGATTGACCGCCTCGATACCTGGGAGGTTTTTGAACTTCGCGGTATATGCCGTATTTGCGTCATCGAAATTCCGCGTTGACATATAGGCCGCAATCGAGGCCGCAGAGTACATCGCGGCATTCGGATGGTAGAAGATGCCGGTGCGGTCGAATTCGCCCTTGTTGCGGGCTGCAATGGACGTCGTATCCGATGGCGACTGAGTGGCGACTGCGTTGCTGTCCAGAACGGCAAGCTTATTCTTAGCCTGCGTCCAGGCGACGAGTCCGTCAGCGGCGGCGATATCGCGAAGAACACTGTCCGTCGTGATGAAGTACCAATCCTGGTCGGAATCGTAGAGAGAATTGAGTTCCGTCTGCAACTCTGCCGCCGTCGGAGTGACATCGATGGCGACGAATCCGACCTTGATCTGTGTCGGGCGCGGGTTCTGCGAGAATGCAGACAGCGCCGCCTTGTAAACGTCCGTCGTCGTCGCCCAATCTGCGACCACTTCGTCGAGGGAGCCGTAAAGCTTCGTCCGATGGGTAGCATCGACCTTTCCCGCCAGCGCGACGGTCGTAAGCATGAGTTGCGTACCGAAACCGCGACGGCTCGGGAAAGCGTCGTTTCGCGACAAAGTCACGTTGACAACGCGATTATACGGCAGAATAGCCATTCTGCTGTCCTTTCGTGAAAGGCCCAAACCGGGCGGTTGATGTTGGGATTAGTCTCGCTGAATATCGAGACTGTATTGGTCGATCGTATCGATGATGAACCCGTCGCGCGTCAGGCCATGAACCATGATGTCAATTTGGGCGCGGGGCTCCCACTGGCTATCGATCCAGTCTGGAACGCTCCTGATCCTCGATACCTCATGGATGACAAGGCCCGGATACATCGGCTCCATGACTTGCGAGAGCTTGGCGGCCGAGACGATAGGGCGGAGAATGTCGGTAGGCGTAGGCCCATAGGCATGAACCGAGAAACGCCACTCCATTTCGATGACCGGTGCAGCGCTGATCTTGTTCTTCCCGGATGTGTTTGGCACGCCGGTATCGGTATATTCCACAGTCTGCTCATGATCCCGAACCTGATTAGATCCGGTGAAATTCACCATGACGTACGGCAATGTCGGCGCCGGCCCGCTCTGATGAGCCTTGATGGTAGTCTTGCCGGTGATCGCCGCGACCCACTGCACCAATGTCCCATGGACTTCGTTGTCCGTCATTTCTGCATCCTGCCGAGCGCCGCGCGCCAGAACGCGCCTTCGGCTCGTGGCCATACGAAGAGAACGCGGTACGTTATGGTCGCACTGACGATCTGGTCATCAAGCGCCATGTCTGATCGGCTCCACGCAATCCATCCGGCCTCGGCTCGAATGCCTTCCGGCATATCCATAAGCTGATTGCCTTTGACCGGCTGAATGGCTGCACGGATCGATACGGTTTCTGGGATACCGGGAATAAAATCCCCGTCGGCGTTGTAAGCTCCAGCCGCATGCCTGGTACGCTGAACGTTGACCGCCTCACCGTCTATCGCAATGGCAACGTCAATCATTCATCCACCTTGTAGGTAACAGCGCCGCGCATCTCGCCCGAGTCAATCAGCGGCTTGCTCGAGCCTTTGAGTGCGACGGTAACCGGTGAATTCGGTGGCGACATCAGCGCCGTGATTTCGGCTTGGATATCGCCCTGCCCGAGTATGCCGAGCTTGGAAAGGACCGTTTTAAGGCCAGTCTGCCCGGTCAGTATTTTCGCCGCCGACGTCCGAAGCGCGTTTCGATATTTCGACTTGTTGTCGCGTACCGCGTTGCGCATGAAGGGGCGCTCTGGGATAGGTCCACCCCAGCCACCGCCGGATGCGCCGCCGCGCGTACCGAACTCGTTCCAGATCGCCTTTTGAATGTTGTCTTGATCAGCTTCGCCGGCCGGGAACCCGACCTTGACCTGTTTTGGACCAACCAATGATTGGCCGAGATTGGCATATACCGAACCAACAACCTTGCGTTTGACACCGATGGTGAACATCAGACGACCGCCACAGCCGGGAAATTCTTGCGGAGCAGTTCGAGAAACGCCTTGCCGTAGATCGTTGCCAGATAGCCGCTACTATCGCCTTCGCCAGAGGATGAGCCAGGAGTAGCAAACTCGACCTCGACATCGCCGACCTTGCGGCGCTTCACCGTGCCCGTGCCTGCCGTTCCCTGACCAGACGCGCTTCTCCCTGGCTCA